ACACCAGAAGGCAAAGAGGTGCTATTTAGGGAGGCCATTCTGATTGAAGAGTTAAAGAATGAGATCCTAAGCAATCCATTTTTTCTTGAGTGTAACAGTGATGCCAGGAAGGAAATAAAGAATGGCGCTTGGAGACCAAAAGGTGGATGGTACACCGTTACTGGCCAAACCGATATTCACGAAAAATACTTTAGCAACATATACAACCACTTAAGTTGCCACTCGCACTCCAGTTATATAAGCGCACTGCAAACCAGAGATGCATCCACCATCGAAGACCAACAGATGCTTGTCCGAGCGTCGTGCCAGAATCTATGCTTAATTCTGGCGCACTTTTTATTCTCGTATGTCGAATTATTCCCAGAATCCAGAAACTTATTAGAATCTGACGCTTCACTTTTTAACATTGCTTCTAAATGGCGCATTCAGAAAAAAAACATCTCATTTTACTACGACCAACCCTCCCCCCCTGTCTAGAGTCAGATTTTTCGACTGTGCTTTATTTAGCAAGCGGGAGTGAGCATTCCTCTAAAACTACAGTGTTATAGTTTTCAACTGTGCCGCTAGAACCCCAGCCATCAAGGCCCTGGCAGAGAACGCCGCCGCATCGGTGGGATTCGGAGTTGGACCTGGTAAATGCGTGTGGGCGGCTAGTTGTGTGTTCATCTGCTGCAACAGGTCGAGCGTGTCGCAAACCACTTTGAACAGATTCACCCCTTCGGACCCGATCCAGTTTTTTGGCGCCTGCATCTGCTGACTGATCCCGGTCAAGCTTTTTCGCAACCCCTGAATCCGCTCCTGCATGTCGCCACCCACCGTGGCGTTGTGCTTCTGCCCCACCACCAGGTTCAAGTCGCGCCCGGTCGCCTGGTGCAGATCGTCTACCGCCGCCAGGCTCGCGGACCCGCCTGACATCAGCTTGAGCGCGCCCAGCGCTTCGATCGTCTTCACCCCACCTACCGTCTCGGTCGAATGATCGTCCACCGCCTGCGTGTGGCTCTGGAACTGCTCGCGGTTGTTCAAGGCCTCAACCTCGCGCTCGATCGCCTTGTCCTGGATCTTGCCATCCGTCTGGCGCAGCCAGTTGCCGTCGGCATCGACGCGCTGCTGGCAGGCTTCGCTGTGTTGCCACACCTGATCACCCTTGGGCACCTTGGGCATGCTCAGGCCGTGCGGGAGAATCGTTTGAATGTAGGGCTTGTTCGGCAGGCCATAGGCAAAGCACACCACCACTTGGGTGCCTTCTTCCGGAAAGGCATACATGCCCATCTCTTCGCCACCGGTAGGCAGCGGCAACGGCACGCCGGCGAGTTGGGGCATTTGCGGATCGGGCTCCCCGTCCGGACCGAGGACCTCGATGTCCACGGCATAACGCGGCCGGAAGTCGTCACAGACCCCCGCGCCGGCCGGGGCGTCGGCCACGGCGACAACCCGGGCAAAGCGCGGCAGGTGGTAGCCGCCGGTCAGTTCAGGGAATTGGCGCTCTACAGCGCGTCGGATTGCGTCTTCCATCGGATGGCCATCTGGTCATTGGCGAGGGCCACGCTGGTGATGCGCTCGCCTTGGTTGATCGTTGCACCTGGTCGTAACCCCGGAAGGGCCGCGACCATCGCGCTTTGGTTGCCCTGGTAGCCGTCGAACAGCTCCGTGGGGATCTGCAGCGGCGTCCGGGCGCCGAAAAAACTGTCGGCCCAACTGCCGGCGAACACTTCGCCGTTGCCCAGCTGGTGCCAGGTGAAGTCGGGGATGTTGAATACCCGGGCCAGGCTGTCCATCGCCTGATACCCGGCGGCCAGGCTGTAAAAGAACGGCGCCTTGACGCTGGCGTAGGGTCGATCGGGAATGCGAAAACGCAGGCCCGTCTGTTCGCTGACCTCGGCCAGCACGGCGCGCAGATCGACGTGGCGTAGGTTCAAGGGCAGCGGGTTGGCCAGAACGGCAGCCAGCTCGCGGCAGAACAACACCTGCTCGATGGCGTTGGCGGCGGTGCAACGTTCGACGTAGCCGATGAAGTGGCGCTGCAGCGTGCCGTCGTTGTAGCCGATGTCCAGAGTCACCAGGCCTTTCACCGCGACTGCGGATTTGATGGTGAAGGTCGCCCGGCCCGGGCTGGTGGCATCCAGTCGAACATCCTCTTTGACCAGGGCGATCGGCGCGCCATTGATGGCCAATACTTTGTGCAGCTTCATGGCTGCTCACTCCCGCCGAGCCACTTATCCACACGGCCCAGCACCTTTTCGAAGCCGCTCAGCGCCGGGTCAGCACTTGATCCGCTGCCGCTCCCATCACCGCCCTCGCCGACCGCGCTGCCCGGGGCACCTTGAGCATTGACCTTGTTGCTGGCACGCCGGCCTTCGACCTTCTCCGGATTGGACTCGCGTTCGCTCAACGTGAACTGGACCAGCCAGGCGCGCAATGAATCGTCCTCCCGGGCGCTGATCCCTTCCGAAAACTCGACCTGGCGCACGCCGAAGGTCGCGGCCGTGTCATTGACGACGCGGTACAGGTGCAACTGACCACCGCTGGCCGTGGATTCGGCCAGGCGCATCAGGTCGGTCATTTGCGCGCTGTCCACAAAGGGGATCATCAACGAAATCGTCAGCGTCTTGGGCTTGAAGCCCTTGTGGGCCTTGTCGGTGTTGCTGGTCTGGCCCGACATGTCGCCGCTTTCGATCCGCAGGTTGGCCGTGACCTTTAGGTTTTTGCCCTGGACCTTGTGGCCATCGAGTAGCAACGTCATAAGCCCACCAGCTCGCGAACAAAGCTCAGACCCGCCTCAGATCCCACCAGCAGTGCGCCGGCACACAACACCCATTCATGCCCCGGGGCCTCACCTTCCAGCAGCGCACGGCGCAGCTCGGTGGCGTTGCCCGGGCCGATCAGGCGAGCCCGCATGCTGCTATCAGGGTTTCCCCCAGCCAGCAGCGCTTTCAGGTCGGTCAGTTGCTGGTCGCGGCCCTTCTGCTGCGCCGCTTTGCGGGACGCCAATGCGGCCAGATCCCCCAGCGGCGAGCTGTCGGCCGCGTAGCTTTCCAGCACGGCCAGTTGGCCGGCCATAGACTGCTTGGCGGCTTTGACCACTGTGCAACGCTCCAGGGGCAGAGCTTGCCAACGCGGCAAGATGCCGGCGCTGGGAATCTCCCACTTTTCCGTTTCCAGCTTCGACAGGTGCCGCGCTCGGCGCTCGGTGCGCACCAGGTCCGGCATCGGCAGCAAGGCGTTGAAGCGCGCCAGGCTCTCGGCCAACTGATCCAGGCGCGTGGCCAGGAACAACAGGCACAGCGCGTGCTGCGGTCCATCGGGCCGGCCGGTGTCGCTGACGTCCACCAGTTTGCCCGCCAGTTGCTGCAGCAAGTTCGGCGCAGACAGAAAGCGCTGGTAACCACGGCCCTGGCCGATCCCACTTTGAAACGGTGTCACCACCAGGCACGCCGGGGCGGCGCCCATCTGATTGGCGATCGCGGCACGGCCGGCCGCGATCGCGCCCTGGGCGGCGGCACCGACCGGCCCCGGGTTGGTGCTGGCCTTGCCGTTCAGATCCGCCAGGCGTTTGGCCGTGCTGACCAGCTCGCCGCCGGCCAGCGTTTGCGCCGCCGCCAGTTGGCCCATCCATTGGGTCGCTTGCGCGGGCCAGCGCATGGTCACCGGTGACCAGTTCACGTCAGGCATTTGGCAGCACCAGGGCAGGTAATTCGGCGACCAGCTCAGCGCTGGTCGGGGCTTTGCGCTTGTCCTGCTCGATGGCATCCAACTGCTCATAGCAGTAGGCCCAGCACAGCGAGCGCCAGGTCCGGAACGCCAAACCATCGGCCTGGAACTTCGGCACCGAAGGCTCCTCGGCGTAGGTGATCGCGTCTTTAAGGTCTTGGTAGCCGGCGGTCTTGGCCGTTTGATCCAGAAACCGTTGAACGCTGGCGACGTAATCGGACTTGCGTTGCTCCCAGGTTGGCGGGGGCGGTTCAACGGCCACGGGACGGCCTTTCACCGTTTGAATGACCTGGCCCCGAGCCTGGGCAGCGAAGAGCGTCTGGTATTCGCTCAAGGTGATTTCCAGCAGTTCGCCGGCCGGTGGCAGGCTGCAAGCCGGATTGGCAATGGCGACCAGGGGCGGTGTGGCCTTGGGGTCTTTCATCATGATCGATGGCGGCTCAGTGGGTCCGCCTTCGACGGCCATCCAGTTAGGATCGGAAACACTGATCAGCGGATGTTTCCACTTAGGATCAGTGACCAGGACGGTGCGGTCCCCGTGGGCCCGGGTGTCATAAAAGCCGGTAGTCGGTGCATGAAAATAGATGCTCATGGTCAGTAGCCAGTGGCCTCCCAGTAAATTTCATCGGGTGAATCGAAGCCGCCGGAAATCACCGAGAACTGTGAATTGCTCACAATCAAGGTGTTCGTGCCCGTGTGCGTATCGGCGTAGAAAACACTGGTCCTGGACGCGACCAGGGACAGGCAGCGGTTGGGGAATACGATCGGAAAACTGCGATGGGTCACGGTGTCCGAGGCCCCTGCGGTGAGGCCCCATTGCCTGATCAGTCCCGTCTGTGCGCACTTCCACCAGCCGTTCGTGCCGAGGTTCGCGGTGTTTTTCAGGACCGCTCCTGGTACGTCCGGTGTGGCCTGGGGCAAGTTAGTCAGCCCCGCCGCGTTCCCGCTGTAGACGCCGGCAATGCGCAGGTGTCCGCCTTCACTGACGGTCAATGCGCTGTTCGTTCCACCGACGTGCAGGGAGACGTTGACCGGAGTGGTCGTGCCTCCCCCGGCCCACACGTCCATCGCCGCCAAATGGCGTTCGTCCCACTTGCTGGCTTTCCACAACAGGTACGCGTTGTTGTTTGATGGGCAATCAATCTGGACTGCCGGCATGCGGGTCCGCCAATCGATGTACGCGCCGCCCATCGGTGGGAAATCGAAACGCGCCGTACCCGACAAATTGCCGCCCGAGAGCGGCAGCTTTGAGCTGTCCGTGATAGCGATATTGGCGCTGCCGTCGAACGCCACACCGTTGATCTGCCGTGGCGTGGCCAGCTTTGTTGCGGTGGCGGCGTTACCGGAAATGCCAATGGCATAGGTGCCGCTCAACCGTGCACCAGGAACGATCCCAAACGCTAAGGAGTTGGCATTCAAGCCACTCAACTGGCCCCCATCACCGAAGTACGAACCCCTGACAGTGAGATGCCCATTACCGTCCAGCGTAAAGGCTGAAGCGGACGCGCCCACGTGCATGACCACCGTCGGTACCGAGGACGATGTTCCGCCGGCATAGACGTCCATCGACGCTAAATGGCGCTCGCTCCAGTTGGTGCCTTTCCAGACCGAGTAGGCGGCTCCGTTGGCTGGGCAATCAATTTGAATCGCCGTCTGGCGTTCCTGCCAACTGGCAAATGGGCCGCCGATCGCCGGGACGTTGAAACGCACACCACCAGCCATCATCCCGCCGGCCAGGGGGAGCTTGGAACCATCGGTAATGTTGATGCTCGACGTGCCATCGAAGGCCACGCCATTGATCTGTTGCGCCGTCTGCAGCCGGCCGGCCGTGCCGGCATTGCCCGTGACGTGGATGTCATAGGTCCCCGACAAGCTGACGCGAGGAACGGTGCCAGCCGTGAGGGTGCTGGCATTGAGATTAGTCAGGCCCGAACCATCACCGGACAACGGCCCCGTGATCGCCACGCCGCTTTCCGTGACGCGCACGCCATTGCCCGTGGCATAGCCCTCGGCGCCCAACCCCATGTACAAAGACTTGAGGGTTGTAGACGAGCCGTAACCGCCCATGCTGCCCACGACTTTGCCACCCGAGGTAAAGGTGAATCCTCGCGCCCAACCGAAGCCAAGATAATTGTCGGTCAAGTAGCCCACGTTACCGACCATCGTGCCGCCATTCACCGGCAGCTTGGTGTTGTCCTGGACCGTGATGTCTTGCGAGCCGTCGAAGGAAACGCCATTGATGGTGCGGGGGTTGGCCAGCTTGGTGGCCGACCCCGAGCGCAGATCCGGGTAATGCCCAACCTTGGCCGCGAAATGATCCACCAGCGGCCCGTCGATCGGCGCAACGGTGCGCAGGTCGGTGATCACATTGGCGTTGGCCAGGTACGCCAAGGGCACGCAGTAATGCCAGGTGCCGTCAGGGTCCAGGTAATCGACCTGGTTAGGATCAAACCCCACTGTCCAGCTGGCCACCACGTCGTTGAGTTGACGCCGAAGAGAGACGTTCAGAAATACCGGGGCCGGCAACGCCGGCGGCGCGATCGGCAAGGCACTGGCCAGCGCCACGCGGATGCCTTCGACATACGCCAGCCCGGGCTTGAGCTGATAACCGGCGGCTACCTTTTCCACCTGCAGGCCGCTGCGGAAGAAGCAGGCACGACCAAAAACGTCACGGTTGCTCAGGCGCTCGCGCTCATCGATGCCTTTCAGGCGCACGGTGAAGTCATGCTGCCAGGTGCGGGCATCAATGGTGATGCCCGTCAGCGCCTGGGCCCCGTCGAACACCACCAGGATGTTGCGGGTCACGTTGTTGCCCAACTGCAGAGGCGGGATGTTCTTGCGCTTTTGCTGCAGCGGCACATAGGCCACGGCCAGCAACACGTTCTCGGCGGTTTCCAGGCCGATCCAGTTCCAGTCAAAGTCCCCGACATCACTGCCCAACATGGCGCTGTACACCACCTGGTTGGGGTTCACAAAACCAATGTTCTGTTCCGGGATCGTGTAGCTGTGAACAATCTGCGCCGCCGGCGGCTTCGCAGCCGCACGGTTGACGGCGGCGTTCGGGTTGAGGCCTGGCACGTTGGCAAAGACAAAACGCACGACGCTCAGACGTTGTTGCGCGCCCATTTTCTGGGCGATCAGGCTTTCACCTGCAAGGGTAATACTGGCTCCCATGGGGGCTCCTACAGGCGGGCGATCAGCGTTTGCTGATCGTCGTTGAAGTCCACCGCGACGATCCGCAGCGATACAGGGGTGATGGTCACGAAGTCATAACGCCGGCAGGTGCGGCCGTACTGCTGAATCAGCACGCGCAACAGCTCTGGGTTTTGCGACAGTTGGGAGTCGGAAAGGCGCAGCATGACCACGTCCCAATCCCGTTCCGGCATGCGCTCATCAATCTCGACGTAGCCCACGCCCAGGCGCTGCAAAATGCGCTTGAGCCCCGCTGTGCTGCCGGCGTCCACTGCGTTGATAAAGGCGTACTTGACCCGCAAGCGGTACAGGCTTTCCGGCTCGTCCTTGAAGCGGCTGATGTCCCGTTGCCAAGCCAGCAGATCGAGCACGGTCAGGTGGCAGGTCTCGGCGTCCATCTGCAGCAATGGCCATTGCAACCAGCCTTCGACTTTTTCCCACCAGGTCTGGCTGGCCGCCTTGAGCTTGGTCAACTGCGGGCCGTCCAGCCAGAACGGCAAATTGAGTTTGATCATGCCGGCACCACCTGCAGGCTGCTGATCCTGGGAATGGTCAGCTCTGACACGATGTCGGCGTTATCAAAGTGCAACGACTCGATGCCGGCGAACTGCTGGTGGAGTTCTTCGCCCAGGCGGCTAAAGGAAAACCGCGACTGTGGATAAGTCAGCGTCGGCTGATAGTCACCGGTGCTGCTTTCGCGGAAAGCGGCCCGAATGAACAGCGAGACTTCAGCCTGCAGCTTGTTGCGCTGCTCGGCAGTCAGCAGCGGACGCGGCCACAGGGTCAGACGTAGCGCGTGTTGGGTTTGCGGCATCACCATCACCAGCAGGTCATCGCCGTGGCCATGGTTGCCCTGGTCGCGGATATGGGCGTTGATTTGCTGCAGGTAGGTCGCCGCCGGCACGTCCGCGTCAAACAGCACATAGGCGTTGGCACTGCCTGGGCCCCGGGGGGCGCCATGTAGGAAATACACGCCGTCCGGCCGCACGCCCGGGAAGGCCGAAATCATCGCCCGATACACCGCGTCGGTGTGCCACTGGTTGACCGCCGAGAACTGGTTGCGCACCCGCAAACGCAGCTGATCGTCCGGCTCAGGATCTGCACCTGGTGCGAGCAACCAGCCGTCCGCATTCACCACCTGGACGATACCGGGGATGGGCACCGGTAGGATCGCGTAGTAACCCGGGGCCAAGTTGTAGCCGCTGCCCATCTCCTGGGCTTCTACCGGGACTTCCAGCTGCATCAGGCCATCGGCAAAGGTCGCGGCCTGAGTGGTGACCAGTTGGTAGATATGGCCATTGATCGCGGCCGACTGCACCAGGACGCCGGCGGGCATCTCCAGCACGCCGCCGGCGACGTCGCGGGTAAACAGCAATGTGCCCCGGGCCTTGGTCGCACCTTTGCGCTCGACGTTGACCGCCCAGGCCAGCATGTCCAGCCACTTGTCGCGAGCGGTTTTCACAAAGAAGTTGGGCAGGATCGTGTCGCTGATAAAGCTGATCAGCCATAGCACCGGCTTGGTCACGAGGGCGGTGATCACGCGCCAGAACGGCGAATAGGCGCTGGTGTTGCTCATCTTGCTGCCCTGGGCGATCACTTCCTTTTCCCAGGCCTTGCGTAACCCTTCCTCGGTAGTCGGAATCCCGGCGTCGGCCAGCGCCTGCTTGAAATCTACGTCGCTCACAGCGTCACCTCGATGTCACCGAATTTCAGGGTTTTGGCGGTGACCAGGTACTGACCGGGGCGCACCTGGTTAATCAGTGCGGTGCCCGGCACCAGGCGTTCGTCGGCCTCCACCAGCAGCTCCAGTTGCTGAATGCAGTCGCGTTGACGCAACGTGCTGCGCTCAGCGACCAGCGTTACCAACAACCCGCTTTCACGGATCATGTGTGCGATGTCCTGGGCGATGCTGGCCCGGTCATCGATCAGCAGCGGCTGACGGGACGGGTCCAGCACCAGGTCGTTGTCGATGATCAACAGGTCGATGTACTCGCTCATCCCCCCACCGCCATGGCCAACATGCCTTCCAGTTCCAGCGGGTTCATTTGCTTGCCGGTGTGAATGTTCACGGTCTCCACATGGGTGCCCTTGTTCTGGGTTTGGTTGTTGTTCTGAATGCTGTTCAGCAGGCCGCCCCGGGGCACGGCGTTAGGCCGCGTCGGTGACAGGCTGGCCACCGCCCCGTTGATGCGCTGCTGACTTTGTTCGGCCTTCTCGGTCGGTGCCGGAGCCAGGACCAGAGCTGGCGGTTGGCGCGGTGGTTCCGGGATCTTGAGTTGCGGTCCGATCGGCGCCGGTGTCTTCAACGTTGGCGCGGCCACCAGGGCCGGCGCGGTGCGCGGTGACGGCGCGGCTGCCAGGGGTTGCGCGATCGGCGCCGGGGTGTTCGGGACCGGGGCCATGACCAATGCCGGCGGCTGTGCCGGGGGCGCCATGGCGTTGAGCATTGGCATGACCGGCGCCGACGCCTTCGGGGTTGCCGCCATCACCAGGGGCGGTGCCTGGATCGGCGGTTGTGGCGGGCTCACCAGTTGCGGCAGCAATGGCGCCTCGACCTGCGGCGCGGTGATGTTGGGCAGTTCCGGCGCCGCCGGCATGTCGCCAAACGCCGCATCGATCTGCACGCCCGGGATTTTGTTCAGCATCTCGATCAAGCCATTGATGGCCTGTTTAAAGATGTTGACGATGCCGTCCCACGCCGCCCGGGCCATGCCCGACCAGCCAGCCATGGAGTTGAACCAGTCCGACAGCGCGGTCAGTTGGGCGCTGACCCATTTGAACGCCTCGCTGTTGAGCAGCGCGCTGGTCCATTCATCCCAGTAGATGATCGCCGCCGCGACGGCCGCGACCAGTGCAATGATGCCGATCACGATCCACGCCACCGGGTTGGCCAACATGGCCGCGTTGACCAGCCAGATCGCTCCTTGCCACAGCAGCATGCCGGCCTTGGCCAGCGCCATCCAGGTGAACATCAGCACCAGGCCCGCGACGAAGGCCACCACCATGACGGTGTGATATAGGAACATGGCGATGCTGCGAAAGCCGGTCCAGGTCAGCACGTTCCACACGGTCACCAAGCCCAGCCAGACCATTTTTGAGATGCCCACGGTCAGCGTGAGCAATGACAGGGCGGCCACAATGCCAAACACCGTCAAGGTGGCGATGCCGATCACGCGGGTGATGTTCGGGAACAGTTGGGTCCAACGGGTCAGGGTGCCGGCGATGGCCACCAGGCGATCCATCAGCGGCGACAGGATCGGGATCAACGACTGGCCGAAGGCAATCCGCAACGCCTGCACAGCGGCGCCGAACTGCTGCCATGGGTCCACCATGGCTTTGGCCATGCGCTCGGCATTCTCCAGGCCGCGCACCTTGCCCAACTGCTCCATGCCGTTGCGCAGCCGATCGGTGTCTTTGGCCAGTGCGCCGATCACCTGGGCACCTTCTCCGCCGAAGGCCTCCATCAGCTTGGTGCCGGCTGACGCGCTGGTCAGGTCGCCCAGCTTGCCCTGGAGCTTGTCCAGGATCTGCAGCATCGGCAGCACCTTGCCTTCTTGGTCGGTGAACTTGAGTCCCATTTTTTCGGAAGCGGCGCCGAGGTTTTCAAAGAACGCCTTGTAACGTCCGCCGGCATCGCCGCCTTCCATGGTGCTGCTCAGCGAGCCGATCACGGCGAACTGCTCGGCGATGTCCACGCCGCCGGCAGTGGCGATCGCCCCGACTTCCTTGAAGGCGTCTTTTAGCTGGGCGCCGTCGGTGCGGAACAGCTGGACTGCCAGCGCCGTCTGGCCGGCCATCGTTTCCACCCACTCGGTTTTCCCCATCGCGTCGGCCTGCCCCTTGAACAGGTTGTACATGGTGCCGACGTATTGCCCCATGGTTTCAGCGTCGGACCGGGTGGCTTTGGCCAGCACATCCGAAGCATTGGTGAACAGGGCCAATTGATTGCCCGTCAGCCCTTTAATGGCGCCTTCGATGGTCGTCGCCGAGGCGACAAAATCCCGGGCGTTCTCGCCGTAGGCCACCGAGAACTCCAGGGACTTGCGATTCAGCGCGTCCAGCGCTTCTTCGGCCACACCCAGCGATCGAACCTCGCCCAGGGCGCGGTTCATCTCCAGCGCCGGTTCCAGTGATTCCGTGATGGCCACGCCCGCGCCTACCATCCCGCCCAGCCCGAGCCCCATCGTCTTGATGTTCTTTTCGCTCTGTTCGGCGAGGTCGGAAAAGCCCATTTTCACCTTGCCCAGAGGCGCGGTGACCTTATCGGTCAGGCTCAAAATGAAGGCCAGGCGGGCGCTGCGGTCAGCCATCTGTGTTTATCCGTTCAGTGCGTAGGCGATGCCGTTGGCCACGGAGATTTCAAACCGTCGCCAATATTCGTCTTCCAACCATTTGGCCGTGCCCATCACCTCAGTGGTGGGCTCGGCCCCTGGTAGCCAGCGGCTGGCCAGGGCCACCAACTGGCCCAGGCCGTTTTCGGTCAGTCGTTCGGCGTGAGCGAGGGCTTTTTTACGGTGATTTCAACGTCCGGGCCGTACTCTTCCAGCAAGGCGCCGGCCAGTTGCATGACCAACACCGGGTTGCCCAGCTGGGCCTTGAGGGTGGCGCGCTGCTCCTGTTTCACGGTGGTCACCAGCAGGTTGTTAGCCGGCGAAACCTTGTTGGTCTGGGTGACGGCGTTGAAGTACTTGGTCACGTCCTGCGGGGTCAGCTCAAAGGTGAATTCCTTGTCGCCGACTTCCAGGGTGATATCGCGTTTATCGGTCATGGGTGGTGCTCCGTTCAGGGATAGAAAAATGGGATTACGGTCAGCGCGGGCAGACCTGGCGCGCATGGTCTTGCAGGCCCAGGATCATTTGCTTGCTCAGGGCAAGCTGATCTCTGAGGGTGAAATAATCCGGTCGAGCGTCTGCTGCGAGTTCGGCGGTTCCTGCATCAGCCAAGCCGCCGGCGCCGGTGTTGGCGGACATTGCGGAGCTGCAGGTGGCGGCGATGCGCAACCGCTGACGGCCAGCGTCAACAGCGCGGCGCAAATCGTCGTTTTCAGTGCGTACATGGTTCAGTTCCTGGGTACGTTTCAGATCGATCGCGTCACGGTCGGCCAGCATCTGGCCGCTGAGGCGCGCCGCTTCGCGCAGGCTGGCCGCCTCGGACTGAGCGCTGTCACGTTCTTGGCGGGCGGTGTCGCGCTGGCTTTCCAGCAGGTCGAAACCCAACCAGGCCACCAGGCACAGCACCACGGGAAACCAGGCGCCACGCAGCATCACAAGCCCCCCTTGCACAAATCCGCTTCAGCCAAACGCCGCGCATGCAGCCCCCGGACAAACTCCTTTTTGCCTTGGGCATTGGTCACAAAGGCCCAGACAGGGGTTTTGCCATCCGCCGCCCAGGCCAGGGCCTGGCACCCGTCCGCAATGCGACCGGCGTTGATCAAGCCGACGGCGCGACTGGCGCAGGTGCTCGGCACGCCGACGTTATGGCTGTGGCTGGTCAAGGCGTCGAAGGTGTTCTGGCCCACTTGCTGGTTGGTGATGCAGTCGGCGAGCTGCAATTGCCCTTTCTGGATCACCAGCTGCTCTACCTGGTCGCAGCGAGCGGCGGACCAGTAGTCACCGACCACGACCGGAAACGGGCTGGTGTAACGGGTGATGCCCTTGCACACGGTCGGCAGTCCACGGGCCAGCTTGTCGGCGTAAACAACGTTCTGGCCGTCGCCTTCCCAGGTGCCGAGAAAGAGCATCAGCGAGGAGCTGGCCAGGGCGATGGCGCCGGCGGCGATCTTGCCGCGCAGGCTCATGGGAACCACACCCGCAGCAGCGCCGGCACGGCCATTTGCAGCACCGCCCCGACCAACGTCAGGATGGTCAACAAGCGGCCTACCTTGGAGCCGATCACGTTCACGGCTACGGTCAATGCTTGCTGGCCGACGTTGAGTTCAGAGAGCTGACCCGCCATGTGTTCAAACTGCTGTTCCAGTTTGGTCACGCGTGTCGGCACCGTTTCATGGCGCTCCTCGATGTCACCTAAACGGTGCTCGACCACCGCCATTTGCCGCTCAAGGCGTCCGAGGCGTGCGGCTTCAGATGCGGGCTCGGCAGATTGTTGAACACTGTTCATCGGCGGTCGCTCCGCTCGGCAATGGATTGGCACGGCGTGCAGCGGATGATTCCGCCCAGGGCCTGGCGTTTCTCCGGAATAGGCTTTTCGCAGTCCCGGCAGTGTGTGCGGCTTGGCCCGATCGGCCGCGGCTGGGCCAACTGGGCGGCGATCGCCTGCTCACGCTGGCGTTGCTCCAGCACCTGGGCGCGGTCGAACGGGCAGACCATCAGCTCAGGCCCTCGATCTCGCTGGCATCCAGGTACGGCACACCGTTAATGCGGATAAAGTCCGGACTGGTGACGTCGAACGGCACCTTGTGCTTGGTCTTTTCGCCGCCCTTGGGATCGATGCTGAGCAAGCTCGATACCTTCAACTTGCAGCCGAACGCCTCGATGCGCAGTTCTTCATCGCCGGCCTTAGCAAAGAACACCGAATCGAAGGGTTCGAGCTTGCGAAAGCTGCCGGCCGTGCGCGCCGCTTCGATCAGCAGATTGAAGTTGGTCGAGTCCAGCTCCAGTTCACCGGCCGCCGCCACGTCGCCGTCAACGTAGCCGTCAGGCACGCCCCGGGTTTGCGCGGTGGCGCTGTTGTCGGTGATGTCCAGGGTGCAGCTTTCGACGTGAATCAGCAGGTCGCCCAGGTTCACGTCAAAGTTTTTGCCGCCAATACGTGACATGCGGGGTTACTCCGAATCGTCGTTGGAAAGGTCCAGGGCGATGTTCGCCGTGAGGTCTTTCGGGCAGTTGTGGGGTTTGAGCTTGATGTAGGCCTCGACGGCGGTTTTGCTCTTCCAGACCAGGACGATATCGCCGTCCTTGGGGGACTCGATTTCACCTGGGAACACCTCGCCGGCGAACTTCACCGACTTGGCCATACGGCGCAGCGGGGCCATCAGCGCGTTGATGTTCACGGCCATGCTGTTGGGGGTGTTGTTCAAGCGCCGATCGCCGACGCGGCGGATCAGCAGCGGTCGCACCTGGCGAGCGGCCTTGTCGGCCAGGCGCAGGTACTCGATCACCTGGTAGTCACTGCCCGGGGTGTCCAGCAGGTTGCCGTCGCCCCAGTACACGCCCGGGTAATCGGCATAGGTCTGGGAGACGGAGAAACGCGCCTTATCCAGCTCAGCGCGGATTGAGGACGGCAGCGGCACGCCTTCGGAATCGACGGGAACAGGCCCAAGGCCCAGCACGGGACCGGTGGCCACGCGCATCGGGCTGTCGGCAATACTCACCGCCGCGTTGGCCAGGCGACCGGCCAACACGCCCAGGTCATTGCCGTGCAGCTGCGGCACCACCATCACCCGGTGCGCGGCAATGCCGGCGGGAATCGCCTTGTGTGCGACCAGGTATTCCGCCCAGCTCTGGTAAGGACTCAGCGACAGGCCCGCCGAGGCCGCCATGACAAACGCGCGACGGCCAAAGGTGTCGTTCATCGATACGGCCGCATCATGCATGGCCGACAGTTCAGCACCGGTGGCCACCGGCTTGGTGATCACCACGCCTTCGACCGAAAAGCCCTGCTGCTGGGACATTTGCAGGGCCTTGGTCCACTCGCCATCTGCAGCGATCGGCGCTGCCACACAGGCCCAGCGATCGCCACCGTTCAAGCGTGCGGCAGTGATCTGGGTTTTCAGGTCGCTGGCCGGCACGCCCAGGGCAGCATCCAGGTCGCTGTCGGTGTTGAGGGTGACCAATTTGCCGGTGTTTTTCGGACCGGGACCGATGAACAGGAAATAGCGTTCGATCTCAGTCACGGCGCCTTGGCCCAGATTGAGATTGTTAACGCCGACTTTGCCAAGTGCCATGCTGTGCCTCGTTAGCGGGGTGAAGTTAGGATTTGTTGAAAGACCTGGTTAACCAGCTCGCGGGTTTCATCCCCGGTTTCCACGCCGAGGAACTGACGTTTGGGCAGGGTGATGTCCCAGCTTTGTGCGCCTGAGGTCTCGGCTTGCTCGTCGCTCAAAATGCGGATCAGCAGACCGGCCCTGGCGTAATTCACGTGTTCTTGAATCCACGCTACCGACGGCCTGGTCAGTGCCTTTTTGCCTTTCTGCCGGGTGCTGAATCCCAACCGGCGCAGGCGCTTGGCTTGCTTGTCAGTGCAGGCGATACCCGGCGGGACTTTGTTCCAACGCTTCATCTGCGCGGCGGTTCGGCGCTCGCTGACGCCGTTGTGCTGCTGTGAGGCGACCCAACGGGTCAGCGCGTTTTTCCAGCCCAGCTCCGCTTCGTCCGAACTGACCCGCGTGACCTGCAGTAGCTTGGCCAGGCCGGCTTCCATCTTCTTTTTGCCCTTGGCCGACCCCTTGCGATCAGCGAAAGGCGAGCCGTCCAGGTTCTTCTGCTCACGCACCCGCTTACGGCTCATCGAGCGCACGCGCTTGGTGACGTTGTTCAGCAACCGCCGGCGCAGTTGGGGCCGCAGTTCAAGCAACGCCAACTGGGCGTCGACGCTGAGCAAGCCCCTGACATCGAGGTCGCACGGATTAGCGGCCATCGCTGCCCACCTCGCCGTGTTCAGCGACCCACAGGTCAAACGGGACAAAGGCCCAAGTCTTGCCAAAAGCCTCGATCTCGCCGGCTGGGTCTTCGGCCAGGTACTGCGGCTCGACGAATTCCAGCGTGATGTCCACGTCGAACAGGTCGTTATCCAGCGGTTCCACGGCGAACAGCGGCGCCGGCAGTTCGTGGCGATCGCGATCGGTGTCGTTGTTCTCCAGCCAACTGCCGACCAGGGCCATCAACCGCCCCGGGTGATCGGCGAAGCGCTCCAGCACGATCGCGACGCGATAGCGCATGTCGGCCATGTGCATACCGGCCACGTCCGGCTTCCACACCAGTTCCAGCGTGACTTGTTCGGTCCAGCTGTCGAGCTGCTCGGCGGGCACCAGCTGGCGTTCCAGCAGGTAGCGCGTGAGTGCTTGCAGCTTGATCACAACAGCATCGCCGTGATGCGGCCACGGCCCTGCAGCGAGCGGACGGCCTGCTGGCTGAATTCCAGAAAGGTTTCGCCACGCTCGGGCAGTTCTTTGCCAATGTTTTCCGCGCTGTCGCGACGGTTCACGGTGGCGAACTGGGTCAGCAAACTGGCCTTGGCGCGGCAATACACGGCGCGCTTGTACGTCGCTGTGTGAAATGTGCGCTCCGGCAGCACCATAGGGTCCGCAGATTCCACGGTGGTGATGCCGACGTTCTGCCATTGGTGTTTGCGCTTGGCCAGGTCACGATTGACCTCGATCATCGCGGTGCTCAAATCAGTGACCAGCATGTCCACCAGGTACTCCGCCGGCAGGCGGTAACCCTTCTGAAACTCAGTCACGGAGAGGTTCGGCCAAAAGCCGTCGTTCTCTATCGCCTGTTCCACAAAGGTCGTGGGTTTCCCGGAAAAGCTGCTCATTGCTGGCCACTCAAATAGGGGCGGGAAAACTGTTTCAGTGGGTCAGGGCCATAAATGGCTGGCTCACATCCACAGTTTCTCGCCGGGGGGGGTAGTCGGTTATTCGGTGGCTTGTTCAGCCAGTTGTTTTGCCAGGGCCTTGCGGGCGCCATCCAGGCGAGTGCCCACACCGATGGCGGCGTGCAGTTCCGTGGCGCGCTCAAAGTGATTGATGGCGTTCGCCCACTCCTTGGCGGCCATGGCACGGATGCCAATCAACTTGTGGTACTTGGCCGGGATCTGCTCGGTCAGTTGCCATTCGCCATCGACTCGCGGCAGCAGGTCGGAGACATATGGTTCAGGACTGCGATTGGCCTTTTGTTCGGCTTCGGCCCACTCGATCACGGCATCCGCCACGAAGGTCGGCACGTCGCGCCGGAACCGCTCGGGCATGGCTTGGCCTTGGTCCATGGCGAAATCTGCCAGGTCCAGACCTGCTTCGAATTGCACGGTGTCGAACAGCCAGACCAGAACCTGCATCACTACCGAGTTCGGGAAATTCAATCCGGAATCGCGGTAGCGCTGCACGTAGTCCAGGTACTTGGGCAGCAGTTCGTCGCGCTTGAGCTGCTGACGCAGTTCCCGGCTGTTGATCGCGCTGATGCGCTCCAGATCCTGAGCCAATGCGTCTTCCATCAGCTTGAGGTGCTTTTTGCCGTTGGCGGGGCTGGACAGCGCGGTGGTGGAGGAATACACCACCGTCTCGGCACCGGCAGCCGCTGGCCCTTCGGCTTGAACGCGGCGCTTGTGCGCCAGTGCCAGGCTCATCAGATCAGCTCCACGTTTTCAGCGGCCGCGAATTTCTCCAACTGCTCGATCACGTAGCCCTCGTTACGGCCGTTGTAATCTTCAACGCGGGAGCGTTTCGGATTTTCCAGCAGGTGACGACGCCAGCTGCTGTCCTGGAAGTAAATCGACAGGTTGTCCCAGCTGGTGACCACCACGGCGTTGACCGGAAAGTGCGGCACAGTGAAGGTCGGCAGACCGCCGTAGGTCGCAATCACCTGGGCGCTTTCAATGCGCTCTTTCTCGGTTGGTTTGCCGGCCTGGTTGGAATACAGCTTGGCCTTGTCGGCGGCCAACAAGTCGCTGCCGACGATCGCTACCAGGTCGCCGCCGTCACGGAACACGGAGCTGATCATTTGCTTGGTGTCGTGCACCAGGGCATCAAGGTTTTCGTAATCACCGCCGGCACCGAGGGTGATTTTTCCAGCGGTCTTCCCTTCGTGCAGCACCTGCTCGGGGATCTGTTCACGCGCCAGTTGCAACCAACCTTTGTTGACGTCCTCCAGCATCGGGTGCGCAGTCAGATCCGTCTGGATCGCGGCGGTAACACCGTGCCAGCCGATCATGATGCGATCGAGGGCGATCTGCTTTTGTACCGCCGCCGAGTAGCGATCGGCGAAGTCCGGGAACTTGGCCCAGCTGTCGATCTTGGCGAATGGCAAGCCAACGTCGGACTCGGTGGCGAACAGTTCGTAGCCCAGACCGTTCAGGTCGGAAACGTCTTTGGCTTCGCGGTCGGTGGTCTTGGTGTTGGTGCGGCTGGTCACCGGGCCGTTCACACCGAACATGACCTTTTGGCCTTTGATTTCAGTGACCGGTACGACGTTGATGCGCTCAAGAAAATCGGCGCGCTCGGTGATCTTGTCGTTCAGTTCCTGAGCAATGCTCGGCTCGACGTTGAACTGACGAGAGACGTCCACGCTGTAGGTTTCGCCGATCGCTTCGCGCAGGGCGGCGTACTGCTTTAGAGCGCGGTTAGACAGAGATTGTTGGCTCATATCACAGCACCCGCTTTTTGATATCGGCAGGACCGGTGGAGAGTGGCAAGTGGCGACCCTGAGGGGTGTTCGCCAGTGCTGAGAATTGCTGTTGCAGTTGCGCCAGGCTGGCCAAAACAGCTTGGTTGCCGAACGGTTGGCGGCTGAGGTTCTTTTCTTCCTCGGCCGTGGTGACGATCGCATCGACCGCCGTTTGCACCTCATCGATTGGCGCCTGGTCCGGCTCCTCCTCAGTGACAATCGGCTCAATCAAGGCTTGCAGGCCGGCGGCCACAATCATCAATTGTTCGATCAGGGCCTTAACGGCCTTGGCTGTTGCTTCATCCATTGGGGGTTTGCTCTCGGTGGGGGTTTGCGGGTCTGCAGGGGTTTCTTCGAGACCGAAGCGCTTGAACAGCCCGGTGAACATGCCCAGGAGCTTGGCCAATTCGCCTTGTGGCTGGTCGTCGCGCAAGGGGCCAAGCTCAAGGGAGGCGGCGAAATACGCGGCCTTACTGGTCTTTTTCGAGAAGTAGAGTTCTTGGGTGCCCAGGCTGGCAGGTTCGTCAGTCACCGCCAGGCCGGTCAGGTAGGCCTTGCCGGTGTTCGCGAAATTCGGGGTGATCTCGATGCTGGTGAACAGCTTTTCGCCCTGGTCGTTGAGCCACAGCAGTTTGTCGTTGGGCTTCAACTGCGCCTCCAGGGCGATTTGGCCCGGGACCAGATCGTCGCCCTCCTCCACAAGACGCACCGCGTACACAGTGCCGTGAGAGCCGTACCAGCGTTCGTGTTCGCACCAGATCACCGCCGTGTAAGTGGCGGCTTTGTAGGTCTCAGCGATATCGCGCAGTTCCTGGGGAAGGATCTCGCGGCCATCTACGGTCGGGCCGCTGGTGGCGACACGTTTCCAGAACGAAACAAGGGAACGGGGCATGGGCGATAACTGCGCTCAATCGGTGATTTGAGCCGCCACGATAGGCACCGGCAGACCACCAAACAAACGGTTCACTTCTGCTCTGGTCCTATATCACCGATCTAGGTAGAACACGGATTTTAACCCCGCGTTTCCCACCTTTTCGCCGCATAGACTGCGGCCATGCCATACGCCCCCGAACTAAAAGAAGCCGCTAAACGCCTCTATTTACGCCGCTGCAAGCCGCGTGAAATTCAGGCGCAATTGTCCCTGCCCAACATCCGGATCATTTACTACTGGATTCGCCAGGGTGAGTGGGACGACATGCTGTCGGACGAAGAACCGCTGACCGCCATCGGCCGGCGAATCACCCTGCTCCTGGACAAAACCACATCGCTGTCCAAAGGCGATCTGGACGAGCTCGACCGATTGACCACCGTTCGCGAACGGTTGTTAAAGCAGTCGGCGAAACCGGCGCCGGCGTCGATCGGAGATCCGCCAGCAGATGATGGCCAGCGCCGAGATGGTCAGCGCAAAGACCGAAACGATCGCAGCGACAAGGGCGGGAAGAAGCGCGAGAAAAAAGCCAAAAACGAAGTCGGCAACCTGACGGAAGTGGACTTTCTCGATAAGTTCATCAGCAAAATGTACGGCTACCAAAAGGAACTGTTTGCCGCCAAACAGAACCCGCTGACAAGCCGAATTCGCAACATCCTGAAAAGCCGCCAGGTAGGCCTGACTTACTACTTCGCCGGCGAAGCGTTCATGGACGCCGTGCTCACCGGTGACAACCAGATTTTCCTGTCGGCCAGCCGCGCCCAGTCCGAGATTTTCCGCAGCTACATCGTGTCATTTGCCCAGGAGTGGTTCGGCCTGGAGCTGACCGGCAACCCGATCGCGCTGAGCAAAGACGGCAAGCCGTGGGCCGAGCTGCGTTTCCTCAGCACCAACAGCAGCACCGCCCAAGGTCACCATGGGCACGTCTACGTCGATGAATACTTCTGGATTCGCGACTTCGAAAAACTGAACACCGTCGCCAGTGCCATGGCCACGCACAAGAAGTGGCGCAAGACCTACTTTTCTACACCCAGCGCCGTATCGCACCAGGCCTACCCGTTCTGGACGGGCGAGAAGTTTCGCAACAGCAAACGCAAGAACGCCAAGGACCCGTGGCCCAGCGAAGCTCAGTCTGCGGCTGGCTCGCTGTGCCCGGACGGGCAGTGGCGCAAGGTCATCACCATCCTAGATGCCATTGCCGGCGGCTGTGATCTGTTCGACCTCGAGCAACTGCAGCTGGAGTACGACGAAGACAAATTTCAGCAGCTATTCATGTGCAAATTCATCGACAGCACGCAGAGCGCCTTTTCGCTGGTCGATCTGGAACGCTGCTACTCCGATCAGTCGCTGTGGACTGACTACGACCCCGACGACCCACGCCCGTTCGGCAACAGCCCGGTCTGGATCGGTTACGACCCCAGCCGCACCCGCGACGACGCCAGTTGCGTGGTCATCGCCCCGCCGCTGGAGGATGGCGCGAAGTTCCGGATTTTGGAAAAGCACAGCTGGCGCGGGCAGTCGTTCAAGTACCAGGCCGAGCAGGTCAAAAAACTCACCGAGCGTTTCAACGTGCAACACATCGGCATCGATACCACTGGCATCGGCTATGGCGTGTTCGACCTGGTGCGCGATTTCTATCCGCGTGTGACCTCGATCCATTACAGCCTGGAAACCAAAAACACCCTGGTGCTCAAGGCGCAGGACACGATCCAGGGCAGCCGCATCGAATGGGACGCCGGCTGGAACGACATCGCGCAGGCATTCCTGACGATCAAGCGTGGCACCACCGGCGGTGGCCAAGTGACCTACAGCGCGTCCCGTACCGATGCGTCCGGTCATGCCGATATCGCCTGGGCAATCATGCATGCCCTGGCCCACGAACCCCTCAACACCAATAAGCAGCGGCGCAGCCGCTACACACTCAGCGGATCAAGCACCAATGGGCAAACCAGTAAAAAACCAGCAGCCAAAAACAGCACCAGGTCCGATGCGGGCGTTTTCATTCGGTGCGCCCGAACAGGTTTTGACCGAGAACATCGGGCATTACCTGGGCGTGTTCGCTACCCACGACGGCAAGACCTACACGCCGCCAGTGTCGCGCCTAGGCCTGGCCAAACTGCTCCGCGCCAACGCTCACCACGGCGCCATTCCCGGGTTCAAACGCAACCTGCTGCTGCGTGAATTCATCGCGTCTGAGGGCTGTTCGGTTCAAACCATGAGCCGTGCCGGCTTGGATTTCATGGTGTTCGGAGAGGCTTATTTTCTGCGCAACCGAAACGCGTTCGGCCAGGTGCTGCAGATGGAGCACCTACCGACGATCAACATGCGGGTCAGGATTGGAGGCGGGTTTGTGATGCTGCTGCCGGACGGCAAAGAGGTCGAGTTCGAAGAACACGAAGTCGAGCACGTCATGAACTACGACGTGGAACAAAACATCTACGGCGTGCCCGACTACCTGGGCGGTATGCAGGCGCTGTTGCTCAACGAAGCCGCCACCCTCTTCCGCCGCCGCTACTACAGCAACGGCGCGCACGCGGGTTACATCTTCTATACCAACGATCCAAACCTGACCGAAGAGGATGAAGAAACTCTGCGCGACCAGATCAGTGCGAGCAAAGGTGTGGGTAACTTCCGGTCGATGTTCGTGAACATCCCGGGCGGCTCTGAAAAGGCAATCCAGATCATCCCAGTCGGTGATTTCCAGGCCAAAGACGAATTGGAAAAGGTGAAGAACATCACCCGTAACGACGTAATCGCTGCCTGGCGGATGAACCCGGCGCTGGCCGGCATCATTCCGGAAAATAGCGGCGGTTTCGGTGACATCGAAAAGATTGATCGCGTGTACACCAGCAATGAGATCCGACCGATCTGCCAGCTATTCAACCAGTTGAACGACACACTACGAGAAGACAGGCGATTCACCTGGAAAAAACAATCAGGTGCAGTTGATAACCCTGCATCATCTTCATAGCTCAGAGATAACCACTATAGATTGTGGCAATATGGTGGCGATTGAATGCCCTGGGGAGGGACACAATGCGAGTTGAATGCAAGTGCGGACACAGAGGACGAATCGCTTCACGAGAAAAGTTTTCCGTGGATTTCGTGAAGTTGTACTGCCAATGCCTGGACGCAAAGTGCGGGCACACGTGGGTTGCGGAATTGACGTTTTCGCACACGCTGAGCCCGTCGGCTCAGTCGTTCGAAAGGATGCTGCTCGATCGTTTAAAGGAGATGCCCAGGGCGAAACAGCGGGAGTTGTTCGATCAGCTTGGCGCTGCTTGATGCTACCGACAAGCGCCAGCCGCAAAAGAGCCGGCGCGTTCCTTCAGTGTTGAGCCAAGTAGATCAGTCGATGTCAGAAGGTTCAGCAAGATAGCCGGCAATGCGCCGTACTTGTTTACGGTCTTTTTCAGGTATCTGTCGGTACAGCTTGATAAGACGGACTTCTAAATTCGTTAACTCCAGCCATTCACAACCAACCGAGTCGCGAAAACTGCTTTCCAATTTCTTGCGTTCCAACATGCGTACTGCTCCGTTATTGCATTTGCTGAATCGACGTTATTGGGCAGAAATCGCCCCCCCTTACGCAGCAAATTCATTGGAGATACGCATCTTGTTACAAGTTAATTGGACTGTTCGTCCGCCTCAGCAGCCATGGACCTAACGATCCGCCGCACAGTTTTTTGATCATCAGCAGGTAAGCGCCTGAACTGCTCGACCAGATCTGCTTCTGCAGGGTCAAGTCCCTGCCCAGGTGGAGGAGTTCGATGCCCAGAAAGCACGTAACCCGCGTCAACCCTGTGCTCCGTCAATGCGGATACATAGCGCAGGTCCAGTGAATTGGCACCTAACTCGTAATTTTTTTGAGTCCCACGGCTGACTCCCAACAGTGTCCCGAAATCCGTTTGGTTCAAACCTAAGCGCTCGCGCTCTTCTCTTAGGCGATCACCTACTCCGTCAGCTATGAGCATTTTTTTATTCACCACACTTGACCTGATTAAATATTTGACCAAGAATCGCCACAGACAAACAGAAACAACCACAAACAAACAGAGTAGACATGATGCCCGCCACCATTAC